AAGGATTTCGCTTGAAGTGATTTTTTTGTCTTCTGTTTCTTTAGTCTTTTTCATTTAAAAAATCTCTAATGGTTTTAGGTTTATGCTCAATTAAAATTGGCTGATTCAACGGGTCGTCTTGCAAAATAATTTGAGGCTCCCTATTTATACGAGATTCGCTGCTGTAAATTTTGAATCTTTTATCTAAATCTTGAAGGATTTTTGGCGCAAATAAAATGGCCAAGCTGTCTCCTTTTAAGGAGAAACTCGTATCTCTTAAAAATTCTAGACCGTATCTCTCAACTAAACGATTCAGCAATACATACTCTCTTTGCCAAAACTCCCGCTTTGATTTAGCGGGAATCTCGACAAATTTGGAAACTATGAGTTTTTTATTTGGTTTTTTCTGCGGCACAATTGTATTCAGATATTTGTTTTACTGAATATCCATGATATGCAAATTTTTGCAAGAGAAAATGATGCATTATTCCAGGATTAAATGTGTCTTGGCCATGATAGAATTCATATTCAATATAAGGAATATTAAAATATTCATCATTCATGTGCATTAGCGTTTTCACATCTAAACCTTCAATGTCAATATATAAACGATCTATTGGCGGAAGATTTTTTAAGAAATCATTAATGTCAATACACTCCACATCAATAAAATTGACATCGGGGTGATGGTGTTTTATTACATGCTCTTTATTGAGAGATGCGTGAGCGGATTCTTCGTCACCCTCTGGAAAATAAAATCTACAAGTTGTGTTTTCTACACCAATTGCATTATTGAAGACTTTTAAATTATCAAAAAAGCTATAAACTTCTTTTGCTTTTTCACAGCATTTAGGCAGAGCATCAACTACAAAAAAATTATTGATTAAATTTTTATTTTCTTTGACGAAATCAAAAACATGATCGTCACAATTATTACATCCAATTTGCAGAATATTCATAATTAATCATTATAAGGCCAATGGAGGTCTGATGCAACCATTTTTTCAACTAATTTTGAAAATGATGTTTTTGGGGTCCAACCAAGTTCTTGTCTTGCTGGGGTTGAATCGCCCCAAAGAAGGTCAACTTCTGCTGGACGGTAGAAAGCTGGATTAATAATCAATAAATCCTTACCAGTTTCTTTATCAACGAAACGCTCTGTCAAGCCTTCTCCAATCCAATCGCCTTCAATAAAGGCAGCTTTAAAAGCAAGCTCAACAAACTCACGAACTGAATGCGTTTCATTTGCCGAAAGAACATAATCTTTTGGAGATTCTTGATTCAACATCATCCAAACGCCGCGAACAAAATCTTGAGCGTCACTCCAATCTCTTTTTGAGTCAATATTTCCAAGCTCGATTGGAGCGAAAGATTCGCCGCTTCTTTTAGAGTTATAGATTCTAGCTACATTTTTGGTGATTTTGCGAGTGACAAACTCTTCACCGCGACGAACACCCTCATGATTAAACAAGATGCCTTGAACAGCATAAGTTCCATAAGATTCACGATATACCTTAACAAGGTGATGCGCAGCGCATTTAGATGCTCCATAAGGCGATCTTGGCTTAAATGGATGATTAATATCTTGTGGAGAATAGGCTACGTCTCCAAATTGTTCGCTGCTGCCAGCGTTGTAAAATCTCGTATGTGGAGAAAGATTCTTAATTGCCTCAAGACAATAAAGAACACCCATGCAATTTGTTTGCATGTGATTGATTGGCATCTTCCAGCTATTACCAACAAAAGAATTTGCGGCAAAGTTTACGAAGTAATCTGGCTTGATTTGTCTAATTGCCTCATTAATGCTTTCTGCATCAGTGAGATCAAGCTCTAAAAGCTTGAATCTTTCGTGATCTTTTAGGTGTTCAATGTTTTGGTGGTTTGGGACGCTCAAACGGCGACATGCTCCATAAACAAAGTTGTTGGGGTCTTTTAGCAAGTGGTCTGCCATTAAAGAACCGTCTTGACCAGTGACTCCTGTGATAATGATTGTTTTCATGATTTCAATTCTGTAGTTTCTATATGAGGAAAAAATTCATTTTGCAACGCTACTTTACGATAATACCTTTTCATATTTAAATCGTCAACTTCTTTAGCTGAAATTTTACCATATCTAGCTTTTTCTACAGCATCAAAAGTTTCTGAGTTAACATCGAATAGGTCCGTAAAAGCCTTAGACTTTAAAATATCAAGATGTTTATCTTCTCCAACTTGATTCATTAAAAATTCATGACATTGATTCTTGGCATCTAAAGTCTTATCGGTATTAATTTTTTTTGCTTTAACTGCTAGAATAGCTAGGTAATCGTATGCGTAACCTTCATCTACTAAGATTTTAATCATTGAAAGCGAGAGTAGTTAATTGTTGGGTGGTTATAGTTCCACTCTGATTCGTTAAATAGGGGGTGGTCGAAAGGCTGAAAAACTTCAGTTTTAGCTCCTACGGCTACCGCTAAGTGCATGTCTCCTGTATTACAACCCACATAACGACCAACCCTTCTAAGCAAGCAAATATATTTCACCAATGGAAGGTCTGTTAGTTGATACTTACAATCTAATTCCATTACGTTTTCTGAATACGAACACAATATCGGAGTATAGCCCGCATCATTTAGCATTCCCAATACCCCATCTGCTAATTCTCTTGGCATGCTTCTTACCGAATCCCATTGTTTTGAACATGCAGAAACAAAGATAACTGGATTGGGTTTGTCTTCGAGGTATTCGCTAACCCACCTTTCTGATTCTGGGTCAGAATATAAAACAAGAGGGCGATTGTCTAAATTGTCGGCTGAATTTCCAAAGAAATGTCTTAGTTTCCGAGTTGCGTAATGACCGCCCCCAATATCAGGGGTAATGCAACATTCGTCTTTAAGCTCAACTTGAGCAAGACCTTCGAATAAATGTGCGAATCTCTCTTTACTATGGGGAAGTTCTACTTTAACTTTAATAGATGTCTTTAGTAAATGTTTGCATACGGATGTAAGCAGCAAAATATCTCCTAAACCTGTTGATGGCGATCCAAGTATGATTGTTTCCATTTTAAAATTTTATTAACAATTTCTTGCCCCATGATTTTACTTGATTGAACATCCTGTAATAATCTTTGTTCAAAAAACGCGGGATTAACCCACCAATCTTCAAAGAAATAATTAGGCTTCTTAGGGACTTGGATGTCTTCTGCAAGAAGGAAATAACCTTCCTCATACAATATTTTTCTGGAAGCTTCCTTTTCCTCTAAAGCTATTTGATATGCGTCCGCACCCTTATAGTCTGGATACGCATCGTGTTCGTAAGTGAGAACTTTAAACTCAAACTCGGAAAACGGGAAATCTTTTAAAGCTACAAAACTAGAAGGCTCAATATCAATTGATACATAATCAATAATTTTAGGAACCTCGTTTTCTTGAAAAATAGAAAGAAGACTCTTTTGAGGAATAAAGCAATTAATTGATTTACCCTTTCTATACTTCTTTGAAAATTCCGAGTATGCTGGGTTTCCCTCTATAAGAATTCCATCCCACCCATTCTCTTCTAGCTTGAGAGAGTTTCCTCCATTTGGGGTTTGGAAGCCGTCGCCCGCCCCAATATCTACATAAAACCCCTCTTCAATGAGGCTTAGAACAAAATCGTCTTGATTAACTTGAGAATACATACTCATAATTTAATAGAGTGCTTGATGTAGGGGTATTCAAAATCCTCATGCTTCATGTGAATCGTATGAGCGGGGTCTTGTCCACCGCCCTCAATATACCAATGTTCATGCCAGAATTCATGATTTCTCTTTAGTCGAGAGTCCAAATCTACATAGCCAAAATGAACAACAAATGGTGAAACGCCAAGCTCTAGAGATTCTAAATTTGTTGTGGTTCCAATGGTTGAAACAAATTGACCTTCAGCATTAACCAAGTCACAACCATCGCTCATTTTGGTGTTAATTGTGCCGTCTGGTTTTCTAGCGGCGATACTTGGAGCGCGATAAGCTTGTCCCTTATGGAAGTATTGCTTGTTATTGATTGAAGAAAAATGCTCCCAATCTTTATAAAGATTCACTGACGCAACTGCTGCGCATTGAACTGGACTGAGAGCAATTTGCATTGCCAAGTTTTGCCATAATGGTTTTTGCCATAATGGAATGTATTCGTCCAAGTCGAGTTGAATCTTAAAATCCTGCGTGCAAGTTTGAAGCGCAGCGTTTTTAATCTTGCCATCTAACCAAGGGTCTTGGTAGGAAAAATCTGTTTCTATAATTTTCCAATTAGAGAAATCTTTAAGAGATTCTTCGATAGCTTCTTTTGTTCCATCAGAAGAAGTATTGACTGCAATAATTACTTCGTCTGCGAATTTGCAAGAGTTTTGTACGCTGTTTTCCCAGCCTACAAAACCGTGCTTAATGAGATTGAATGCTGAATGATAAATACTAAACATCTTTTGTCTGTACGATTACTAGAATAGTACGAAACAATAAAGAGTTTTCTACTTAAATTGTTTTCCCAAATACTACATCTTCGTGTACATATTTTATATGATCGGCATTTATCAAATCACCAGCCTTATAGATAATAAAATTTATATAGGAAGTTCAATTAATATTGAGCAAAGATGGAAAAGGCATTTAAGTCAATTGCGTAATAATAATCATTCTAATATTTTATTGCAGAGAATATTCGATAAATATGGAGACGCAAATTTGCAGTTTAGTATTTTATTACAATGTGATAAGGAATGCGTTAAAGAAAAAGAGCAGTATTTTTTAGATGCGAATCCTAATAGCTTAAATATTAATAAACATGCTTCTGGAGGAGATATTATCTCTAATCATCCTTATAAAGAAGAAATTAGGCAGCGTCAGATTAATGAAACTAGAAAAGCCGCTTTAAAAGAAAGCCTAAGACAGAAGAGAAGGGAAAATGGTAAAAGATTATATCCGAATGGATTAATCACTAAGCATTCTGAAGAGACAAAGAAAAAAATGAGAGAATCTAGAGGTTTTAAAATAAAAATAGATGATCAAATTTACAATTCAGCTAGAGAAGCGGCTGAAAAATTAAATTCTAATCATAAAAGTATTTTATCAAAATGCCTATCTCCAAAATTTCCTAATTATCAACTATTAAAAACCTAATTCTTCTTCGATATAATAAATATTTTCAAGAAGCGGATTTATTTTCAATATATCTTCTTGAGTTGGGAGGCTATCTTCGCAGATGAATTGTTCATCTTGATTTGCGATCATGTCATTTCTCGTTTCTTGTTTAGCGTAAAAAGTTTCGATTGGATCGAGAGAATTAAGTTCTTCTGCTGTTAATTTAGATACTGGTTTTTTAGACCATAAATAACAGGCCCAATATCTTGCTTTCCATTTCGGGCCTCTATTAGTGTCGCATTGATGACGAGCGCGGAAATTCTTACGGCGCTCTGGATCATCACGCTTGATTTCCATGTTTGGATCACCAAACTTGACCATTACAGTGTTGCCTTTATCGTTTTTAACGTAAACGCCAAATTTCTTATTAGAGCCAGAAGGAAGTCTGAATGGCTTATTTAATGTTTTCTGCTCAGCCTCTGTGTAGTCAATGTCTTCATTGAAGATGTTCATCTCTTCAAATAAAACGCCTGCCTCAATGAGGTTAATGTGAGCTAGTTGAAGCTCAAGGTCTTCGAAATCATAAAAGTCATGGTTATGGTCAAAAGCCTCAGAGCCTTTGGCAATATCGCCATCAGCAGCCTTATATGCGTCTTTGACTTTTTCACCACGCATCATCTTTAAGAAAGTATTGACGCGAGCCATCGCCCACTGTTGGCGACTCTTGCCTGGGCGATGAGTTGAGCTAAAAGCTCCCAATCCACGACGATAAACTTTCTTCAATTGTGAAACAGAAACTTTACGACTATGTTTCGAGTTGTGCTCTTCTGCTTTCTTCTTCAAAGATTCAATAATCCTATCGTTGAAAGTGATTTCAGCTTTTACAACTTCTTTCTCGTCGTCTTTTTCAAGATTTTTCTCTGCTTTTTCTTTAGCATCAGGAGATGTGCCAGCAGAACCTGGCTCGTTAATTTTTGAACCTTTTTTACGCTCATCTTCCTTTGCAGGAGTTTGTGCAGAACTTTTAGGTCCAGTGCGGTTTTTCGCCTCTAAAATTTGTTGAGAAAAATCTACTTCCATGTTTACTTTTTACACTTAAAAAATTATTTTTATCAACAATTAGTTAAGCTTCGCAAGACTTACACTCATTAAGTGAGCGAGCCAACAACTGACTTGGGTTACTGGACTTTTGATAATAAAATCCCTTAATTCCTTGTTCCCATCCAAAAATCATTAGCTTACTTACTTCTCCAATAGAAGTGGACGGAGGAATCATGAGATTCAAGCTTTGTCCTTGATCAATAAACCTTTGACGCTGCGCTGCTTGAATAACAATTTCTTTTTGTGAAATTTCTCCGAAAGTCTTGAACACATCTTTTTCATGTTCGCTCAAGAAATCAAGATGCTGAACAGAGCCGCCATTTTCAAGAATGCTCTTCCAAACTTCTTGGTCATCTTTACCTTTTTCATCCAAGAGTTCTTTGAGATATGGATTTTTATAAGTGAAGGAACCTTTTGCGAGCTTCTTTACATAATAGTTGGAGTTTTGAGGCTCAACACCTTGAGAAACTTGACCCAGAATAAATGAAGAAGAAACAGTTGGAGCAATAGCTAAACGAGTGACCATTCTTTCGCCATAGCCTTTCAGCATTTCTGGCTCACCATATTTTTCAGCCATTTCTTTGCTTGCCTTCAAGCTTCTTTCAGCGATTAGCTTGAACACACTTGCATTCAAGAGTTTAGCCTCCATGCTCTCCCAAGCAATATGACTAGCTTGCAAAAGAGAATGCCACCCTAGAACTCCAAGACCAACTGCTCTCTGTTCTTTGGCGAACTTGTTTGCAGCAGCCATGAATGGCATATTTTCAGTCTTGTTAATGTATTCTTCGGTAACAGTATCAAGGAAATAAGTCAAAACTTCAACAGCATCAGTATCCTTCCATTCATGATAATGAAGCAAGTTAATGCTTGAAAGCACACAAACAAAAGAAGTATCTTTGTCAGATGACAGTTGGATTTCATTGCATAGATTACTTGCATAAATCTTTGCGCCCTTGTCTTTGTAAACTGCTGGAGCTTGATCATTGGCATTGCCAGTGAAATGAATATATGGATAACCACTTTCAAATCTCTTTTTGATAATCTGTCCCCAGATTTTTAGCTTGTCATTTTCCTTGTTGAGAAGTCCTCTCATCCATTCATTCGAGATACAGACTCCAATGCTAAGCTCTTGAATCGGATTGCCTTCTGTGCGGATGCGAAGAAACTCTTCCAGATCAGGATGGTCAACGTCTAAATAAGCCGCCATTGAACCGCGACGAACATTAGATTGAGAAACGATATTGGCAACCTTGTCAAACAGTTCCATAAAATGAACGCTTCCGCTAGAAGCCCCACCAGAACTAATTGTTGCACCTCTTGGGCGCAGCTTTCCAAAGTATGCGGATGTTCCAGCAGCGTTTTTAGTCATCATTCCAATTTCAGCATTCTTATACAAGATGCTTTCCATTGTGTCATCAATGAACGAACCATTGCAAGAACAAGGCAAACCTCTTTCGAGTCCATAGTTCGCCCATACTGGAGAAGAAAGACTGAACCAACCGCGAGACATATAATCCTCAAACTTGTCTGCATAGCCTTTGATATTTAAATATTTTTCAGCAGTTTCGGCGATCTGCCTTACTCTTTCTTCTGCTGTTTGATTTTCGCCAACATAGCCGCGAGATAGGAATTCGCGGGATTTTTGATTTAGCCAGTAGTATTTTGTCATTTCAAACGAGGTCTTCGAGTTCAAAGGTTTTGTTTTTCTTTGCGTAGTCAACGGGGCGTTGGTAGAAGAAATCTACGGCATTGTTTG